AATGCAGGTTCATTAGATAACCTAGAAAAACTAATCATAGGAATTCTTGCGGCAATGCCCGCAGGATACGTTGTCGGCGTCGTTGAGAAGCCGACGGTGCTTGAAGTAGGTCAATCACCAATGCTCGTCGCAGACATTAACGTTTCAACGTATTACACACAAACGACATAAGGAGTAAAAATGCCAACAACAGTAATAACTGGGCGCGACGTCACCTTTACTATTGGTGGCAATAATTACGACGCCCAAGCAACAAGCGCAATTCTATCCAATGACCCAACAATTCAGACCTATCAAACTTTAGACGGAAAAATTTATCGACACATCGATGACCAATTCTCTTTTGAAGTCGAAATGCTTGCAGACTGGGGCGCGACTGGTTCATTGTGCGAGGGTTTATGGAACGCAACCGAATCAGCACCAAACACAGGAATTACCACCGTGTTAACTGCTGCAAGTGGTGCGACATTTACATTCCAGATTTTGCCAGCGTTTCCAAGCGCGGGCGGTACTGCACCAGACGCGCAGACCGTGTCACTATCGTTCACCGTTATCGGCACACCAGCCGAAGCGTTCTAACACAAACAATCGGGAGACAAAATGAAACTACCAATCACAATCGAATTCACCAACGGTGACCAAGCAACATACGTTGCCGCACCACCAGAGTGGGTTAAGTGGGAAAAGCACACAGGCAACACAATTGCACAGGCGCAGGAACGAATCGGAATTTCCGATCTTGTTTTCCTTGCTTACTATGCAATGAAACGTGAAGCAGCTGGTAAGCCAATCAAAACACTTGAAGTGTGGACGGAAACCATTGCGGACGTGGTTGTCGGTGAAGCGAACCCAAAAGTTATCCAGTCGGAAGCCTAAGTCGAATCGTTTGGGAAGTAGCCCTAGCAACAGGGCTACCCCCAAGCGCATTTGAATCAGCCGAAGACATTTTGACGATCATTGACATTATGGAAAGGCGCAACAATGGCAAGTGAAGCAATCACTTACGACAAAGCCGAATTGCGTTCCATAACGCGAGCATTCAAGGCAATGGACGACGAAGCCATTTCGCAAGCAAAACAGACGTCAAGCGCGCTCGCAGATTTTGTTCGTGGCAGAATTATTGCTACGGCTAATAGCGTCACGCGTAACCGTTTAGACAACGTCGTTGCGGCAGGTTCAAAGGTTTCAAAATCATCAAAAATTGGTGAAATCAGTTTTGGTTTTGCTGGACAAAAGTTAAGCGGCGGCGGTACAACCCAACAGTTGTGGGGCGGTTCGGAATTTGGTTCAAATCGCTACAAACAATTTCCAGTTTGGTCAGGTCGCGAAGGTCGCGGGTCGCGTGGTTGGTTTATTTATCCAACGCTAAGATCAGCCCAACCAGAGATCATCAAAAAATGGGAAGAATCGTTTTCGACGATAGTTAAGAGGTTTGGCTAATGGCAGGTTCAAGAACCCTTAAATTATCGATTCTGGCTGAGACCAAAGACCTTGTCGCTGGCTTAAATACTGCCAGCAAAGAAACAGAATCATTTGGTGACAAAGCAAGCGCGTTCGGCAAAAAAGCCGCAATTGCGTTTGCTGCTGCTGGTGCAGCCGCTCTTGCGTTTGCAGCTGACGCGGTAAAGGCAGCAGCGCAAGACCAATTGGCGCAGGAAAAGTTAGCCGAAACAATCAGGGCAACAACCAACGCTACTAGCGCACAAATTGCCAGTGTTGAACAATACATAACAAAAACGTCAATTGCCGTTGGTATTACCGACGACGAATTGCGCCCAGCCTTTAGCCGTTTGGTTCGAAGCACAAAAGACACAGAAGAAGCCCAACGTTTATTGAATCTAGCGCTTGACCTTAGTGTTGCCGCTGGCAAGCCCGTGGAAACCGTTGCGAACGCGTTGGGGCGTGCATACGACGGAAACACTGCTGCATTAGGCAGACTTGGTTTGGGACTTGATAGCAACCTTTTGAAATCCAAAGACAATGAAGCGATCATCACTTCACTTGAAGCAACTTATGGACGTTTTGCCGAAGGCGCAGCCGAAACGGCAGCCGTGAAGTTTGAACGAATTCGAATTGCTACCGAAGAAGCAAAAGAATCAATCGGCGCAGCCCTTTTGCCAGTAGTCGAACAATTGTCAAATTACGTTTTAGAAACAGTCGTCCCAAATTTAGAATCTTTCATTAACGGACTTACAGGTCAAGGAAGTTTGACCGAAGCAACTGACGACGCAACTGACGGCGCATTTAAGTTTGGTGAGCAAGTCAGAAAAGTATTCAACACAATTGTTGACTTAAAGGACGAATTGAAAATTGTTGCAGGAATCATTGCAACGGTTTTCGTTGCTTCAAGAATTGCCGCTGGTGTCCAAGCGACGATCACATTGATTAGGTCATTGACTGCCGCTTACGTTGCACTTCGAAACACGGCTTTAGCAGCAGCAATTGCAACACGATTCGCCGCCAATCCATTGTTGGGACTTGCAAGCGCGGCAGCAATCGCAGGTGCAATCTATGCGGCAAGTCGAATTTTTGAAAGTTCAGACGCACAGCAAAATGCAACCTCAACTGGTGCAATTCCATTTTCAAGCGGATTTGGCGCGCCAAGTTCGAATACAACAAATAGCACCCCCGATCTTACAACACCAAGAATAGAAATCCCGACAACAAATGGCATAACAACCGCGGCAAGATCGGCAGCAACAGTGGCAGCTGCGACTAATAACGTGGTAACCAATCCATTCAATGCTGGTTCATTCCGTGCGGCTGAAGCCGCTTCAATGGGCGGGACAACAATCAATTTGACCGTAACTGGTGCGTTTGACCGTGAAGGTACTGCCCGCACGATCGTGGACACTTTAAACAATTCCTACTATCGCGGAACAGGTGGCGGGTCTAACATTCAGGGTGTCGCATGACGCAGTGGAATCCAATTTGGAAGGTTGAAATAGACGGCGTCGAATACACCGACGCGGTTTTGGCAAACCTGACCATTCGAAGCGGTCGCGTCAACATTTATGAGCAAGCCCAAGCGGGTTACGTCAACCTTCAATTGATCGACATTGCACAGACGGCAATTCCCGTTTCAATCAATTCAACAATTGGCGTTCAAATCAAGGACACATCAAACAACTTTATTCCGATTTTTGGCGGTAACGTTGTTGACATTGGGTTGGAAGTTCGCGACGTCGGTTCGACAACATTCACGCAGACTTATAACATCACCGCGTTGGGCGCATTGGCACGTTTGCCAAAAGCATTGACCAACGGCGTCTTGTCAAAAGATTTTGACGGCGATCAGATTTATGACATTTTATTTCCGTTGTTGTTTGGTGACTGGCAATCAGTTCCGGGGTCGTTAACGTGGGCAACTTACAATCCAACAACGACTTGGGCTAACGCTGAAAACACTGGTCTTGGAGAAATCGACCGCCCCGGAAATTATGAATTGGCGGCAAGGTCATCAAGTCGAACCGACGTGTATTCATTGGTTTCAGCACTTGCAACGTCAGGGCTTGGGTACATTTACGAGGACGCGCAAGGGCGCATTGGTTATGCCGATTCAACCCACCGAAGCACTTATCTTGCAACAAACGGTTATGTCGATCTTGACGCAAACCATGCCCGCGCCGCTGGACTTCGAATTGAAACCCGCGTTGGCGACGTTCGAAATTCCCTAACGATCAAATACGGCGCCACCAGCAGCAGCGAACAATCAGCGTCCGATTCGGCGTCAATCTCACTTTACGGGGAACTTGCCCAGATCATTACGACGACCTTGCACAATGCAGCTGACGCAACTGCCCAAGCCAATTTTTACTTAACCCTTCGTGCCAACCCGCAGCCAATCTTTAGCGAAATCACTTTCGACTTGACCAACCCTGAATTGGACAACGCAGACCGCGACAACCTTTTGAACATTTTTATGGGCGAAGCCATTGCGCTGGTCAACTTGCCTAGCAACATGAGTTCGGGGAGATTTCAAGGTTTCGTCGAAGGCTGGTCGTTTCAGGCGTCCTACAATCAACTTTCAGTGACCTTGTTGTTGTCACCGCTTGCTTACTCATTACAGGCAATGGCATGGGACGACGTACCGATCACCGAAACATGGTCTAGCGTGTCGCCGACACTTGACTGGCAAAATGCGACAATAGTCGCCTAAGGAAAGGAAAACAATTGGCAAATCCAACAACGAACTACGGCTGGGTTTTACCAACGCCAACGGATTTAGTCACTGACTTGCCCGCTGATTTTGACGTTGCATTGCAAGGGGTTGACACAACGACAAAGGCACTCAATCCTTCAACGACGCTTGGTGACATTGAGTACCGATCAGCAACGGCCAACACAAACACGCGACTAGGCATTGGAACAACTGGGCAGGTTTTGACAGTCGCAGGCGGAGTTCCTTCATGGGCAACGGCTTCTGCTGGTGGTATGACATTGATTACAGAAACAAATGCAAGCGCAGCAACAAGCATCAGTTTCACATCTATTGCAGGAACATACAAACATTTACTTGTTGTGTGGTCAAGTGTGTATCAAAGCGCTTCAAGCACATCTGCTTATTGGGGCGTAAGACTGAATAATGATGCCACAAGTAAATACACATACCAAGGCGTAGTGTTAAGCAATGACACCTTACTTGCTTCTCATCAACCAATCACAACGAGATTTGGTGATGGCAACGATGCAGCGCCTATTCCGACTACTACAAATGTATCGGGAGATTATGATCTCCAAGCTTCAGGAAAAATGATGATTTTTGATTACGCTGGGAATGACAGAAAAGTCGTACAATGGCAATCTATGGGCGGATTAGCATCTAGCGGGGCAGCTTATGGGCCAGTTTATGAGACTGGTGTTTACAATAGTACAAGCGCGATTACGCAAATTGATTTCGTTCGCAATAGCACACAAACTTGCACAGGAAACTTTAAACTTTACGGAGTATCATAATGAAATACGAATTAAATTGTGAAACAGGGGAAGTTATTGTTCGTGAATTAACTGACTTGGAGTTAGAAATAGAAACGGCCGAATTAACAGTTAATGCGATCATTGAAGAAAAAACAGCCGAAGCCAAAGCACAAAAGGCAGCCGACAAAGCAGCACTTTTGGCAAAGTTAGGCATAACCGACGACGAAGCGAAATTGTTGTTGTTGTGAGTAATTACCCAGACGGCACAAACGCACGGTTGATCGAAGTCGCCGCAGCTGAAATTGGCACGGTTGAGGAAGGCGACAACCTGACAAAGTACGGGAAATTTACAAAGGCAGACGGTTTGCCGTGGTGCGGTTCATTTGTCAATTGGTGCGCAGCGCAAGCAGGCGTCAAAATTCATTCAGTCGTTGGCACTGCGATTGGCGCACACAAATTCAAAGAGGTTGCACGCTGGCATGAAACGCCTGAAGTCGGCGATCTTGCGTTTATGGATTTTCCACATGACGGCGTTGACCGCATTTCGCACGTTGGCATTGTCGTCAAGGTTGGCACTAATACAGTGCTGACAATTGAAGGCAACACCAGCGGAACAGGCGATCAGCGCAACGGTGGCATGGTCATGGTTAAGCGTCGCACCATTGGCAAGGAAATTGTTGGATTCGGTCGTCCTAAGTTTGTCCCCTACAAAGGGGCAATGCCTGACGTTGACCTACCTGATTCGGGAGACAAACCAAAGAAGGAGACAAAAAAATGGAACAAGCCAAAGCCCTAGCCGCGTCGTGGGCGCGCTCATTTATGGCAGCCGCGCTCGCGTTATACATGGCGGGAGTGCAAGACCCTAAGACCCTTGCAATGGGCGGCGTTGCAGCGGTTGCACCAGTGATTTTGCGCTGGTTAAATCCAAACGACAAAGCCTTCGGTTCTACGGGGAAGTGAACCGTCGATTCGCAGCGGCT